TATGTTTTGAAGGTTGGGTGCTTGCTTAATAATATTTCTAATCATTTCAGAAGTTCTATCTCTACCATTCCTTTTATAATGCCCCGCGAACCCTCCAAAATATTTACTACCAAAACTGGCGCAAAATCCTATTAAACCTACATACCAATCTGGATAATTTTCTCTATTATTTTTTACTAAATCATATTCTTCCTTAGTAATGTTTTGCGGCAAATCATCAGTTGTTTCTGCTACATGCTTTAATAGAGCCACTAGTTGTGGGTGGATATCATAATAATATTTTTTATCGAAGTTTATACTATCTATGACATTTCCGCCCCCCCCCATCGGTTCTATATAAGCTGTAGTATTAGGTGTAATATATGACTCTATAATTGGAATAATATATTTTTTAATCCTACGCTTGCTTCCGATATATACCATTTAATCTCACTTTCTAAAAAACCCATTCTGTCTTTAATTCAAACTCTTCAATAATTCCTTGCGGAGAAATGTTACCATTCCATTCATTCTTTTGTGGTTTAATCACACATGTTAAGACTTGATTAGGTTGTGTAAACATTTCATATTCTTCCCAACTAGATTTAAATTTAATTAAAGATAAATATCCAATTTGTATTTTCAATGTAGGATTTTTATCTGCACTCATTAATGTTACACTATTGGCTGGAATAATAATATCTTTCAATCCTATAAGACTTTCAGGAATACCCTGTCCAAAAATGTTCAATTGTGCTAAATCTAATACTATGGAATTATCAATTTGTTTGTTATCCCAAATATAATCAACCCAGTAGATAGGTTCAGTTGAAACATCTTTATAGATATTATTCATTTTATCTATAAAAGGTTGAATATTTGCGGGGACCAGAGCAGTGCCGAATGCGCCTTGATGCAGTTATCTTCTAATTTCTTAGAAGGCTGGACTATCTCTTACTTATAAATAATAAGTACACCCTTTTCCAACTATGTATCAATAATAGTTGTACTTCCATCTCTGGAATAGTCTCTACAGGATTATTACACCTAGTGTAAATTTCCCACGGGATTACCTTGCCAATAGGTTTAGGCTTCCCCGTTAGCTCTAAGATTTATATCTTAAAACCCCGCTGATAAACGGAAAAGGTATATGTGGGCCACTAATTGACCCTCGGCATATTCAGTTAACTCTGTATCCCTACAAACATCTTTAAAGTCTTGAATCTCTGACATAGAATAATTTCTACCAGAGCCAGAATAATTACCAGAATCATCTTCTGATAATACCAAAACTGGTCTTTGATACTTGGCTTGCAATTTATTCGCGGCAAGACCTTTGATAGAACTTGGAATACTATTTTTTTCACAGGTGAAAACTAAAACAGAATTGTCTAATAAATTTTCATCTTGAATTTTTTCTTCCAAAATCTCCATTGCCGCATCTTGGAATTGTGTTTGTCTGCGCTTAATTCTTTCTACCAAAGTAACACCTTCAACCCACACCGGAACACACAATCCCTTTTCACCTCTCTTGGAAGATTCTACATAACCAAAAGGAAGTTCAAGGAATGCTTGGAACACTAATTCCTTTTCTTCCATTGTGCCACTGCGACAAACAGCATTGATAAAAGGAGTAATACTAAATGAAGAACTAAGATAATTTAACCCATTTCTTTTGGCCATAATATATTCATTTTTATTGGCTAACATAATCAAAAAAGCGTTTCTTAATTTGTCTACATCACTTAATCCTAGATTAACTAATGCTCTAATTTCTAGTTCCCTATAATCAGCCATGTCCCCGCAATTACCCAAAGCACACAAATCTAAATAATTATTTGCTTTTGGATTACTTTTGTTATAAATATCATCAAAGGCTCTACAAAATTGCCAAGTGACACCTGCACCAGTGATTGATTTATTTGGGTAGTTGTCTGTTTGCGGGTTTACTATAATGCTTTCTGGAATTTTTATTCCAGATTCATGGTGGTCAAGCGTAATGACCATTCCGCCATCACTGTAAATAATTTTATGTTCCTCTAAATCATTACTGGCACTGTCAGGACAAACCACTAAATATTCTTCGGTTTTATCCATTTCTAAAATTTGGTCAATAACATCACTCAAACCATGTTGTTTACCTTCATGATGTAGCCACCTAATTTTATGTTCGCAATAATCAGGAAAATAATTATCTAAATAATTAATGAAAATAGATGCTGAAGTATATCCATCTAGGTCACAGTCAACTACTACAATAATATCATTATCTTTAATGATAGTTTCATATACCTTATATACAGCATCTTCAATATTATCCAATAGATTCCAATCATTTATTTGCGGCCAACCTGCATTTAGCCAAGTTTCAATTTGGTCTTGAGGAATACCTCGCCCGCACAACACCTGCTCTACTGGAGTATCATATAATTCTTCAGTATATTTCTTTAATTTCAATCTATCACCTCCCTATAATATAATTCTATTCTTAAATAGATATTCAAAAATTTCAGGACTATTTGAATCTAAAGGATTTTGTTTATATCCTGTTAATCCCTCTTTATCAAACATAATACTAATGTTGGCTTCACTTTTATATTTTTCATTTAGCTTCATTAGTCTATTGACAACTCTATAGTAATTATCATCGCCAACTTCTTCAAAGTCTCTGTCAAATGCAATAACTACTTCTTTAGCACCACTATCCAATAGAAGTTGGAATTGATACCTAGACAAATTATTGCCGCAACATGCAACTGAAATATTATTTTCAATACCAAACATCGTCATGTACTGCAAACAAAACTTTTCAGATTCCGCTACAATTACCGTCCCATAATCTTTAATTTTATCTTTAGATTTATTTAGTCCAAAGTCAACAAAAGAAAGTGGGTGTTGATATGACTTCCCACTAATTCTTGCGGGACGATATTTACCATAAATTTCATCTTCTTGGATTAAAGTTCTTTGTCTAATTCCCACCAATCTATTGTTTTCATCATAGTGCGGGATAATGATACTACCATTTAAAGGATTATATCTAATGTTCATATAATCACAAACTTCTTTAGATATTCCTTCTTTTTCCCAAGGTAAAATTCTAGGTTGCGGGAAATATCTAATTATATTATCATCTATTTGCGGCAAAAGAACTTTATTATTTTCTCTAGGTTCTAATTGATTAATTTCATTATATCGCCTAAATAAATCTATATCAGGATTAACTGAATAATCATTTTCCGCATCATCTAATTTCCATTGTAAATTTAGAAAATTAACTATATAAATAATAGCTTGATTCAAATCTACATTCTGTACTTTGCGGACTAACTCAAAAATATCAAAGCTATCTCCGCAATGTGTGAAACATGTAAATCTTTGACTGTTGCTATAATAATATAGTTTATTGCTGGCTGAATCTAATTCTTCTAAAGAATTGTGACAGATGGTTTTACATGTAATAAAACCTCCATGGTCTACTGGCTCAGCCTGGAGGTGTTCAAGCAATAAAAACACATCTTCATCAGTAATCAATTCTTTTACTTCATCTATATTATACACTTAACACCTCCTTAATCTTCTATTTTTACCAAATTATATTTATAATCTGTAAGAAATAAACTTTCAAATCTACAGATACCTTTATCTAAATATCCCCACATATAACATTTATTAATGCTACCTCTGCGGTTCTTATAAATACTAATTTTTACATTGGGAATTTTGCAATCTAACTGTTTACAAACTTCTGTGACCGTCTCTATATCCTCCATCGTTGCATCTAGTAAAATTTCTCCAACATCAATCTTCGCTACTACCTTATATTTCTACAAGGGCTAGACTATATCTTTACCATACTTAATACTAAGGTTAGGTAGTCCGTACTTCGGATGATTAATCCTACTCCCTGGCGGGATAGTCGTTGAACCTTCTTCTCCCGTTGAAGAAGCTCGGCTGCTGATTGCCCAATCTTTATAATTTTCAAACATTCACACTTATCTTTACAGATTATGTTGTAGTTTATAAAGCTCTAAGGGTGTTCCAGCAATTCTCGGACTCATAATACTATTAATTTCTTAATAGCACGACTAGTTTAATTTGCGCAATTAAAATTAATCTCCTAAACTTTTCGCTCCCCTAAGTAGATTCTGGTCAGGAATTTCAGATGTCTTCCAATCTTGAGAGAGCTGAGTTGCTGTTAAAATAAATACACCAAATTGATTAGCAATATCCTTTAACCGCACACCCATTAAAAATAGAACATTATCTTCCCTAAGTTTAGTACCATTAGACATTCTAGCAATTTCCCCTAGTAACTTTGCGGAAGTGTGAATATAGTCCAAAGCTACATAATGCACTTTCCGCACTCTAATATTTCTTTTAATACAATTCTCTATATCTTTGAGAGAGAAGTCAGGCATCTCTTCAATATATAAAGGAGATTGTGCTAAAATTTCTGCTGCTCTATAAACTCTGTCTTTTTCTTCATAATTATATCTGTTATTAAGAATATGTTCTTCATTAACTCCAGAAATAAAAGCTAAAGCCATTGTTGTTACTTCGGGAATATCTAATTCTGTGGAAATAAATAATGTAGCATTCTTACAACCATTATCTTTCCACTGACCAGTATTAACATCATAAATGGTATCACAAGCAAAGTTACATGCATCTGCTATTAGCATTCGGGATTTACCTACGCCCGTAGCGGCAGACCGCATATAAACCTTACCTAACCTAGCACCTCTAGCTATTCTGTTGGCAAAATTAAATTTACCACCATCATACATCTCAATTCCTACTTCTGGATTATTCTCTAGTTCTTCAAGAATACCCATTACATTGTCACCAATAGCAACTGAATCATCATCATTAACTTTATCAATATAATCTTCGCGGACGTTCAATACTCTAGTTTCAATTAAATCTGCAATTTCACTTAAAGTATATTTATCTAAATTATTCTCCTGCTGTTGTTTTTTCTTTACATCAAAAATGTTATCAGGGTCATAAATAAAAGATACATCTACACCACTATTATCATATTCTCGCAAAAGCGTCATCTTCTTTACTTTATCATAATAATAATCAAAGTTTGGAAGGTCGGCATTCTGCATGGCATTGATTAACCAACTTGCGCCATTTTGAGTTTTATAAATGGCTAAACTCTCAGGTCTATTCTTTAGATAATCTTCAATCACTTTGGGATTAAAATTCTCTGTACCCATTTGCCGCAAATTAAATGCCGCCGCAAATATCACTTTATGAATATCTGTTAGAAAATCTCTATCATCAAAAGAGTATTTTCCATCATCGTCCAAAAGTGAAGGTTGCACTAGGATACATGAAACTAATTGCGCGACTGCCGTCGCATCATATAGCTTAGCACCAATAATTCATCACCTCCTAGTTTAAAGTAAAGAGCTTCACTCTTTTTGGTTTTTTAAATGGTGTTGAGTGTTGTTGATAATTAAAATCAGACTTAGGCATGTAATCATTTGCGTCAATTCCTTCATATCTATGCTTTATTTCTTCTTGACGCTCATAATACTCCATAGCTTCATTATAAACAAAATCAACAATACCAATTCCACCATTTGATGCTTCTGGGTCTCCTTCTTTAACATCAAACCAGTAGTCTAAGGTTTGTAGGATACCCTCTACAGTGCGGCCAGACTGAACTAAAGATTTAATTTGTCTGTCAATTTTAGTTTTTGTATATTTGTCACCTAGAATATTTTTCATTTTAAAATGAATTTTTTGTTCCACTAATTCTTTATCTTTATTCCTCTGGTGACAATAATCATGTGCATATCTTTTGCCAACTGAAATAACATTAAATAAATCCCTATTCATCTCTTGCCCGCAATATAGACATTTAACTAGTTGTTTACTCATTGTTTAACCAACTTCTAAATCAAATTTATGGGCATAATATTCTTTTTTAAATAATCTATACTACCCCATATACTTCCTTTCTCTTAAATTACCATATATTTATATTATATCATAAATAAATAATGCTGTCAAAACAAAAAAGAGGGCTACTATCAATTTAGTAACCCTCCTATTCTTTTAATTACAGTCCGTTAGCTACAGCATCTTTAAGGTCTGAAACAATCAAATCAAGAATTTCAGCTTGGTCGGGCGTCATATCTTTCACTTTCTTACCCTTTCCAAAGTCTTGATTGATAATTTCTGTAATCCTTACAGCCCAAACATTTTCAAAGTCTGGACCTGTGGCTTCTTGAATTTGTCCAACAATAGTATTAAATTCTTTCATCAATGCATTAAAATCATATGTTGGTGCGGCGGTTTGACGGATAACAGGTTTATCTGTTACATATTTCCCATCACTCTCTTCAGCCTGTTTATCAATAGCGTCACCAATAGCATTAACAAGATTTTCATATGTAAATTCAATCTTATCAGGAGTGTGCGCAAACCTACTCCCAGCTAAGAACCTAGGCGTTCCACGCATATACAAAGCAGTATGCGTAGAACCGTCATCTCGTTGCTCTGGGTGAGCGTAACCGATAATGTCACTCATTCTATCAACAATCAAGCGTGGACGATTGGCCAATGTTGGGACAATTTGATTGTACTCTTGTCCGGTTTCATCTACAAAGGTTTTATCTTGTGCGTGACTAATCATTACCAAACCATATCCGAGCTGCGGAATCTGGCGAAGAGTTTCATCAAACTCTTTAGTTGCCGCTGCAAATCCTTGACCATATGGCATCTGTGAAATTGTTTCTACACCATTTTGAGAACAAATATATTTTTCACACAAATCATACGCGATGTCAACAGTGTCCAGTGTGATATTTTTATACAGTTCATGTGCCTTATCTTCTTTAAGCTGTTTGATTACCTTCTTAAAATCTGACCAGCTGTTGATTGGAATAGCTGTTACGCCACTCAAAGTTAGATAACCAATTTCAAAAGCCAAAAGCAAATTCTTTTCAAACTTTGATGCAATTGTTGTTTTCGTTAGACTATATCTTAAAACATTTAGAGAGGAATTCTGGAAAATACAAAGCCTCTTAACTTTTTCGTGAGTTTAATATATCGGCAAATAGAAGATGGAGATACTCCAAAATCTTTAGCACATTCTTCTTGAGACACATATTTTTTAACAAAATTTCCTTCATCATCATAAACATAAACAGCTTTTAAGGCTGTATTAAACCAAGGTTTAATTTTATCTTTTTTGTAGCTCTTAAACTGATATTTAAGATAATGTTGTTGTTCTTCTTTTACACAGCGATGAATACTGGTAGCATCTATTTGCAATTCTCTTGCTGCATCAGCTACGCTTTCATAGGCTTTTTGAAAGTTTCCATCTAAATCATACTGATAACACTTAACAAGGCTATTTTTTTGCAACCCCATTCTATAAGAATGTCGCATGTTTTCTAACGCGGTGGACCACTCAAGGTTGTCTAAATTATTATTTAATTTGTTTCCATCAATATGATTTATTTGTAAATCGTCCATATCTTCACAAGGTTTAAATGCCTTCATTACAAGCCTATGCACACTACACATCTTATCCATTCTATATCTTAAATGTACCATTCGATATCCATTGTTCCAAACGGTACCCCCTAGATAAGTCATTTTCTTATCATTTCTAACCAATCCTGTGTTAGATACAGAATAGCATGTTTCTTGTCCGTTTATGATAATTTTTTTCCATTGTATTTCCATTTTTCCCCTAACTAAACGCCATCGGGCATTTCACTTCTAAAAGCTACGGTTATAAAACCTAGTCGTTGAACCTTATTCTGTTCTAGAATCTTGGCTGCGGATTGCTAAAATCTTAAACTTATTACTTTACCTCAAGAGTTACCTATTGCCATTATTATATCCCTATAATAATTTAGTATTTAAGATTATTCTAGTGTTCCCGCAATTAACCCAATTTAATGCGAGCAAAACTACTAATTAGCAAAACCCGCTTTAGGCTCTCCATAAAAAAGCACTGTATAGCCACTTAGGTCGCGGCTAACCTCATGAGGTTTAATATTAAAAATATCAATTGCCATATATTATCTCCTTTTATCTCTATATTTTATTTTAGAAGGTTGGGAGTAGTATCCCCCACTACTACTCCCACATCTATACGTATCTACTTTATATTAAAATGCATATCCATCTTCAAATGGGGTTTCTACCTTAGAAGCCGGAGTTGCTGTTGCAAAACCAGAATTGCGGTTACGATATTCCAGCTGTCGTGTTTTCTCACTTGCTACATGTTCCTGACGTTTCTGTACTAGTTCCGCAAACTCTTCAGCAGTAATTGTGGCCTCACTATCAAAGTCCTGCTTTACAGAAGCACCTTCAACTTGCCAAGATTGGAATTTGCGGGAAGTTGTATTTACTACCGGAGCACCAAAAGCAACTTCTTCTTTGCTCGTTTCTTCACTTACAACAGTATTGGTAACAATGCTACCCCAAAGATGTACGACCGCTGGATTCTTTTGGCTAATCTCCATACCCTCAAAAGCATAAATGCCTTCTTCCTTGCTTACAGATAGAGATAGAGGGATTAGATTATTGCGGAAATCAAATACATTACCTTTGAGTTCAAGATAATCATCACCATTTTCTACTTCATGATGTACTACAGTATCAATTACCATATCAACATCAAATACCGCCGGCTTTGTGATATTGCCAGTAAGTGCGGAACAGAATGAACCACGGATTCGCTTAGGCGCTACCATTGTCTGGTCACGTTCACTCCAGAAATCATTTACCTCAATTGCCGCACTAGAAACTCGAACCTTTTGGGCATTTGCCTTACCAACACTAATCCATGTTTTATTGTCTTGAATTAGAGTTTGAAGGAAGTTGTAAGTTTCATTAGGATTACCCTTCGTAGTCATTGGTGTTACATAACCATAATGAACTGTCACAACATTCAGGCCCTCTTCATCTGTGGCAATCTTTAGGTCACCAGCAATATAATTTTGGCCTGCCTTACTTGTTCGTTCGTTCAGGGTGTGCTCAAAAACATAGCCTTGAACCTCAACATTGTTTTTCCACTTTTTCAATTTTACTCCTTTAACTTGAAGTTTTAATACTTTTTATATTATAACACCTATTTAGATGTTTGTCAACAAAAAATTTTTAATTTTTCTTTGGATATTTGCCGCAGCTATATTCTTCATTACAATAGCCGCAGACTTCACACTTAGGCTTAAACAATAACTCACATAGTTCTTTCCACTCTTGGCTATATTCGCACAAAGCATCTGTAATATCTTTCATTAAACCTCTATATTCAATGTAAGCCCTATTACATAAGCGAACATGTGACATTTCTGCTAGATTGCGGGCATTCTTTTTAATGGCTACTGTAGAAGTCATACCAAGAGGAAGAATATTGGCAGCATCTTCTTTAGCCACACCAACTTTTAGCATATCATCATAACATTCAATAATTTTCTTCATTGTTTTATCATAAATGTACTTGGCATCGCTTTTCTTTTCTATTCCAGGAGGAGTATAATAGTCAAAATTATTATAATCAATATACCTGGTAGATGCTTGAATCGCTGAAAGTCCATCTCCTACGTGTCTAAAAAATTCCCGCATTACTCGTGCGGAATATCCTTCCATCGTCATATACACTTCTGGAAATTCCAAAACTCTACCATGGTCAGCTTTTACACAATTAACACCACGTTTATAATTCTTAGTATCATCACTAATATCTGAACCATAGGCTACACCAGACATGCGGCCAATTAGTGTGAATGGATTCTTTGTAGTTTGGTCTAAGATAGTAATTTTTCCCATTATTTCTTGTTACCTCCTTGGCTATTGTATCCAAAAGTATCAGATTTGTAAGCATCAATATAGTATGCTTCTTTCCAATTTAAATCTTCTGGCGCACATTTTTCAACTACTTCAAATGTAAAATTATCTAAACCCTCTTCTTGCGCAGCACTATAAAGTTTATTACCTTTTGGTGCATCAATACCTAGACAAGCCTTAGCATGATTATTCCATCTCTTTTTAATATCGACAGCTTGCCCAATATAAATTTTGTGGTCTTTTATATTTTCAATTTTATAAATGCCGCAAACCTGTTCTGTTCCCAAAAGTTCATTAAATTTAGCTGTGGCCTGTTTTTGATAAAATGTTTGCCAAACTAACATTGAAAGAATTCTAGGATTATACATTTGTTTCTTCATATTGTTTAGAATATCAATATCATGTTTATCATCTATAGAGACTATCAATCTACAATCATCTGAAATATTTGCGGCATCTCTATGAAATAATTCACAGGCTGCCGCATTAGTATCTTTCAAAGAATCTAACTCTTTTCTTTGGGTTAGAATATTCAAATCTAATTCTTCAATTGTAGATTGATATTGCTCTTCTAATAATTCATTTTTTAATTTATATTGACTTTCAAGATTATCAATTTTATTTTTATACTCTCTATCATAATTAAGTCTTTTTAGGTAGTATTCATCTTGCAAATTAGTAATTTCATTTTTAATGTCTTCTTTGTCTTTAAGTATTTGTTCTCTATCTTTAATTATTTGTTCATTAGAAACTTCAACTTCAATATTTGCTTCGTTGCGGCCAATTTTGAAACTGACCGCACACAGAATAGCTACAAAGACTAATAATAACACCAACTCCATTTATTCTTCTTTGGTTTGAAGTGGGTCAACATTAGCTCCACCAGGTGTAAGTTTAATTAGTTTATCTTCACCATTGTCTGTACGATAAACATATTTGCGCTTGGTTAAAGAGAGTAAATTACCATTGATTGTTTTGGGAGGAAGGTCAACTCCCGCACTAATATCATTAACTGTTACGTCTTCACTCTTATGCTCCTGGAGATATTGTAAAATCAATCTACAATTTTCATTAAATATATATTCCATTTCCTTTAACTCCTATATTATACTATAATTTTTTATAATTGTCAATTAAAATATTGTATCTATTGTACATTCTGAAGCATTTTTATCTGGTCTAAGCTGAACAAACCTTGGGTGCCGCAAAGACATTTTATCTTTATCTACACTCATGGCTTGTAATTGCACAACTTGACCAATATATTTATTAGGATTTAATCCCATATCTTGCCGCATATTGTCATCTAATCCAGAAGCAACAGTAGCAATGGGAATTAAATAATCACCACTATATAACCCTACTTTAAAAGCATTTTTATATCCAAGAGCATATGGTTTGGTAACAGGAATATCTCCTTCCCAATATGGCCAGTCTTCAATGCACTTTCCAGTATATAATTTTTCAGGGTCTTCACATTCCATAATTACAGCATCTATATCATTAGTTTCTTGCTTAACCTTAAACATATTTTTTGGCGTTCTTTTCCCCGGAAGGTATAACCCTTCTTCTGTTCTAAACACTAGCCCCTCTTCATTGTTTTCAAATAAGTTGTTTAGAACGCTGTTGAAGTCTATATAAATACTGTCGTAAATTCCCGCCACTTCTATTTGCGGAATTTTATTATTGTTTAAATCTACATTACTACATAGTTCACTATATCTGCAGATATATGGATATTCTTCTAAAACAAAATCTTTACCTGCCCACTGTAAAATATCATGAATATAAAAATGTAAATATCCATATTCCTCTTGTCGCGCAATGGCTTTCTCTTCTAAGCACCCCAGAATGCTAGTAATATCTTTAGATGTTCCACCTGGTATATATACTTCCCCAATTAAAGTAGTACCATTAGGTAAGGTTTCCATAGCCCATTGCTTTATATGCGGCATATGGTTTACTTTCATAGTGTAAAAACCAGTTTTCTTACTTTTGGCTCTAGCAAACATATATACTTGATTGTTTTCTTTAATTAGGGTTTGCCAATAGCCATCTACTTTAAGGCTGGCAAGCCACCCTTTAGAATAGGATAGCTCGCCAACATCGTTGAAAGGACATTTACCAACTAATTGCGGAGGATACATTTTAACATCTGGATATAAATCACATGTTTCTATCATTGTACATTCTCCAAACTTTCAATAGTGTCAAAAAGTTTATTACCTTTACCTGCTCTTTTTTGCTTTTTAATATTACACTCTTTATTATTGATTAAAACAGTCTTAGTACCAGGAGGTGAAATTAAAGCTAAGGTTACCATATCTGATACCAAAGTAATAGCTTTAACACCTTTCGCGGTCTTACCTTGCTCCTTGATAGTTTCCATATCAAATGACAAAACAATACCATTTTTGGTAGCAATTGTCCCAATATCACCATTTGATTCATAAACACCAATTACTTCATCACTAGAATCAAGCTTCAGCACCGCTATACCACCGACACTTTGAGTATTACTAATATACTGTTCTTTATTTGTCTTCTTAACTAGCCCATTTTTAGTAAAGAATGTAATATATGGTTTATTTTCATCTACCCCCATAGCTGAAATATTTAAAATCTTCTCTCCGGAAGAAAGTGAAAGTAATGAACCCGCGGCAATTCCTTTATCGGTATTCCCGCACTGTTTAATTTTGCTTATCTTAATCTTATACATCTTTCCAAAATTACTAAACAACAGAATCATATCTTGTGTTGTAGATTTGAACTCTGTAATGTTATTCTTTGAACGCCTAAATAATTTTAATGGAATAGATTTAATATATCCATTGCGGGTAAAGGTAATTGCTACATCTTCTGGAACCACTTCTTTAGGTACTTTTGTAATTTTTACCTGTTCCTTTTGTATTACTTCAGTTTTGCGGTCACTGCCATATTTTTTAGCTAAATCAGATAACCTTTTACTTAGCACCTTCTTTTGTTCTTTGGTAGATTCTATAACCTTTTTACATTTTGCCGCAATCTCTTCTTTTTCCTTTTTTTCCTTTTCTAATTTATCTTCTTCAAGTTTAGACAATTTAGCAAGTTTCATATCTAAAATACTTTTTACTTGTATTTCGTCAAGACCCAACAATTCCATTAGACTTTTTTCTGGGTGACTGTGTGAGCGAATCAAAGCAATTACAGTATCAATTTTATCCAAAGCTACCAGAAGTCCATCTAAGATGTGAATTCTTTGTACTGCTTTATCATAATCATATTGATGTTCACGTTTTATACATTCTATATTATGTTCAATATAAACATCTACAATTTGCTTTAATGTAAGCAAGGTTGGAGTTTTACTAATAATACCATTTTGAATAATATTATATTGTTTGCTTAAATCTGTTGCCTGAAATAATTGATTAACAACATATTGCGGTTCTACTTCCTTTTGGCATTCTACCAGCAATGAAATACTATTCTTTTCACTTCTATTTGAAACATCTTTAATTCCACTAATTTTATTTTTTTCAAGTGCATCTTTAATTTGTTCAATTACTGGTTCAATATATACTTGAAAAGGCATTTCGTAGAAGTTAATATCTTGCCCTTTAATTTCATAATTAGCTTCTACTATTACTTTTCCCGTGCCTGTTTTATTGATTACGGCTAAATCATCTTTGTTAATGATTGTTCCGCCAGTAGGAAAGTCCGGGTAGTATTCATCTTCATTTAGATTACCAGTCTTTATATAATCTAAAATTAAATTAGCCGTTTCTGTAAAATTGTGAAGAGTGAATTGCTGAGACAATGATACGCCAATACCTTGGCTACCATTAACCAGAAGTCTAGGAAAAACAGCTGGAAGAACTTTTGGCCACCATTCATCTTCACTAAAATTCAAAATCATATCAACATTGTTTTTATTGATACCTTGTAACATTCCTTCTTCTGTAATTTTAGCTAACCTAGCTTCAGTATACCTATCTGCTGCAATAGCATCTCCGCCTAAAATTACATTACCATTAGACCCATGAAAATCCACTTCTGGAATGTTATTTGAAAATGGTTGTGACATGCGGGTAAATGTTTCATAGATTGACACAGTCCCGTGCGGCCAAAATAAAGCAGCTACACCACCATCAATCTTAGCCGATTTAACATGTGGTTTATTACTGGCGTATCCCTTAATATACATTTCCCACAAACATGCCCTCATTGAAGGTTTCAAACCATCTCTAACATCTGGGAAGGCGCGATTAGTATTAACATCATAACTACTATCAATAAAGTTCTGTTGTACTTCATCAATAACATCAATTTGATTAGTCAATTCTTGCCTCCTCAGAATGCTCTAATAGAAATTTAACTCTAGGTTCTACATCTTTACCGTATAAATCATTAAACATATTATTTGTTTTTGTAATATCTTCTACTGTTAGTTGAATAATATTCCTTGTGTCTTTGTCCAAAAGACAATGAGAAAGCTCTTCAGCGTCCATCTCGCCTACGTATACTCCGTTATTTCTAACGGTACTGACTATTTCTTACGCTTTCGCGCTCTACCTTTTCCCAGCACGTATCAATAGTGCCAGTACTCCACGACAAAGTGGATAGTCGATACAGGTTTTTATGCTATAGCATAAACTTCCCACGAGATTATCTTTTACCATAAATAGCAGTCAGACTTCCTCGTTAGCTTTAAAATTTATATCTTAAAACCCCGCTGATAAACGGAAAAGTAGATAAGGGCCAGACTATCTCTTACCCTTTCATTCTCCCAATAGTAGAAATATTTTTAGAATGTTTCTTTTTATATTCTTCTAATTCTTTTTCATCTTTAATATAAATATATTCATTCTTTTTGGTTGTTACTCTAAACAATGGAGGAATAGAAGAGTATACATGTCCGTTTATGATTAGTTCCGGACAAAGATACCAAAGAATATTAAATAATAAATTTTCAATCGCATATCCGTCAAAATCCATCAATCCTTTTGTTTCCAAAAGGGACTGACTATATCTTACTTTTTACACAAAAAGGACACCATTTCGAGTTACGTATCAATAGTAACCCTACTCCTCCGATTCGAGGATAGTCGATACAGGTTCACCATTTAATTCCCATTGATTCTTCTTTTTATTATAGATTGGAATTAAACTATAATAATTCTCTTTTTTACCATTCCCACAGAGCATTTTTTTGACAGTCCCCAGTGTTGTAAATCCTTCACCTTTTTCTTGAATAATTTTGTTATATGTTTCTTCTGCGGTATGATTTATATAATATTTTCTATATTTAATAACTTCTTCTTTAGAAAACATGCTATTATATTTTTTACTCATTTGTTTTATATAGAAATTTTTATTTTCAAGAGTATAAACCTCAGGCATTATATCGCTCCAACTTCTTCCTTGCCAGACTGCTTGAAAAGAAGACTTAGATATACCAGTATGTTTTAAGCTATTATAAACGTCTATTGGATTTTCATGATTAGAATACGCCTTTCTTATCGTTACGACGTCTTCCTCAGTTAATAATGCCCTACCATTGTTAGAGCCTTTGCTAGAGTTAAATCCTCCCTCTTGAATATTATATCCATTATTTTGACTATCGTATAAAGAAATATAAAATTTTTCTTTTTTATCTAAGTCTTCTATTTTACATTCTTCAACAACTTCAAAATCGAAATTTTCAGAGCCTAAAACGTTAATGTAATCATCAATTGTTACATTTCTTTTTTGCTTATGCTCTTGCAAACGTCTTTCTATATTTACGGACTGTCCTATATATATTTTATTATTTTTCTTATTTGTAATTTTATAAATTCCAATCATATTCACCCCCTTAGTCAACAAGGGAGTATCTGGTGTTTCCCACGGGATTACCATATGTTTCCACTTAGGTTTCCCCGTTAGCATATATAACATTTGTTTTTCTTTATATATACCCCGCTGATAAACGGAAAAGTGTTACACAGCCAATTTTACTTAGCATCTGCGCATGCAATAATTTTGCCATATCTTAATTTACTTTTATTATATTTTAACTTAGCTGTCTTTTGGTCACACTCTAATCCAAGAGCCTGAATCAAATTATTGATTTCTTGATTTGCTAAAATTTTACTAGGTGTACTCTTTAACACCGACAACATCTTACCTCTAACACCATAAATGGCTTGAGTCTCTGCTGACCTTGCCGCAACCAACCCTGAGCAGGCAGACTTGCCTTCTCCTATTAGAAGCTCAGCTTTAGCTCTGTCTTTAGTCCAACAGTCGGCTAAAGTTGTCGGAAGTTTAAACGCCTTGTCTTGCTTTACGACTTTATTCTTTACCGCTTCTCTAGCTTTCTTTGCGGCTTCTGACGCTTTGCGGGCAATGACAGCTTTCTCTATAATGGTTTTACCATCTTCTGGATTATTGTCTAGCCACAATTCCAATTGTTCACTAAAAATTTCATTTAGAAAAGGAACGAAATCACTATTCACAATCCTAGATTTAGTTTGTGCATCATAAGATACAGAGGGTGAAACTAGGTTAAATACCAACACCATTCCTTCTTGCAAAGAATTACCGTCAAGATTTTTCTCTTTAGGTTTTAACAATCCATTTTCTTTTGCCCATTTATTCAATACCTTGGTAATAGTACCTTTTACAGATGTTAAGTGCGGGCCAGAATCTGTTAAACCATAATTAACATATGCTACAACATTTGAACTTGAACCGCTGTTATATTGAATCCCGCAATTGATACTATAATCACCCTTACTTCCTGAAAAAACCAAAGGTGAAGTAGTAGCAATTTCTTTTCCATTCTTTTTATTAACTAAATAATTGATACCTTCTGTATGTTTAAATTGTTTATCATTTAGGTTGATAGTTAATTTAGGACATAAACTAGCAATATCATCAAACAATTCTTCCAATACTTTTACATTAGGTTTTGGGTCAGTAAAAAATTCTTCACTAGGATTAAAAATAATTTTAGTTCCAGAAGGTTCAGAAGCTTTACCAACCTCTCTTTTTTCAAACACGCCTTCTTTAAACCAAATATGTTCATATTCACCGTTACAAACAGTATATACCTCTGTCCAGTGGCTCAGGAAAGTAATTAGTTTACCGCCAATGCCATTTAGTCCTAGTGCGGAAGCACCATACACTCCATCATCTCTATATTTACCAGAAGTATTGAGAACAGAGAATGATGCTTCCAGAATTGTTTTGCCATCTTCTCTAATATTATTTACTAAAAAACCTTGAGCATAATCTCTAACTGTAATAATATTATCATCTGTAATGTTGATATCAATTACATCACCATGACCAATATTATGTTCATCTAATGCATTACTGAAGGCTTCAATTACCAATTGTGTACTGTAATCGGTATTTCCTGCGTACACGCCTGGTCTTAGTCTAACAAAATTTAATGGGTCTAAGGATTCAATACTTTTTTCATCATAAGTATTTGTCATTAATCCTCCAAAATTCGCATAAACTGCGTCATGCGCATAAACTCCTCAAATTGTTCATTAGTCATATCGTCTACAGTCTGTTCGATATAGTCCATGCGGGAGCGATAATCAAGTTTGTCCCAAAAACTAGAGGTGTAGTCTTCAGGTTTTTCTTCTGCTTCATCTTTAAGAACAACATTATTATTGTATCTATCATAATCAATAATATCAACAATATATTTAGTTGCTTTTTTATTCCTCGTCCCAGGTTTATCGTCTACACTTTCAACTTTTACAATCTTATATGGCGCAAAACCATCTCCATCTTCATAAAAAGCATTTGGAACTACTACATAATCCTGAATATTATCTGGGTCGATATAATCCGGAATCATGTAAGTATAGGCTTGCCCCCATTCATTGAATCGAACTGAAACATAACCATTCATTTTCTTTTCCTTTCAACTTGGAATTATTACGTTATCACTATTATAACATATAAAATGAAAACAGTCAACAAAAAAATAACCCACTTGCAAAAAGTAGGTTATTTAATTTTATTGTGTTTGGCGTTCACGTAGCTTACGCCTATAAGCAAGACAATTTTCAGTTACTTGGTTATATAGTTGTTTTGAATTATTATATTGTTCTCTAAGATTTTTATAATCCCTCTTAGCAAGAGCAACTTGTCTATCAATAGCTTTAATTCCATCTTCACCAATAGCACCCTGTATTTCAACCACAACGTCCCGCAAATGCTTGGCTCCAAGGTATCGTTGATACATATCTTTGGCCTGCTGGTTTAGATATTGCAGGTCACATTTAATCTCACAAAATCTAAATGCGTCCCATTGATTCATGATATCTTTATCACATTCATCACACTTTGTGGAAGCAGAATAAATCATACCAGAAGGATATACTTTTGATAGAAAAGCTGAACCAGTTTCTTTATTATAGTTTTCTTCAACAATTTTAGATTTCATTACTTCACCTTATCTAAATTAAACCAATATGTATGTTTTTTTCCTTGCACCTTAATAACTCCAACTTTATTTATATATATAGTCATATCTTTATTAGCGTTTCTCACGGCTAAAGTCGCGGCAATTTCTGGTGCAGTTGCATAATAATGCCCTAAAACACTTTTTCCGCAACTTACTTTATATCTAGTCATTCCAGGTAGTTTTGCATTTTTTGTCATTTTATTTTCACCACATTATCATATAGCATTGTATAATTATTATTAGGCCCAAAATTAGGTCTGTCCGCATGATAATGCCCAAAGTAGCAATGTTTATAGTTTTCACCATATTCTTCAATGTATGGTACAACATCATCTAACCACTCTTCCATAGATTTATCAATTTGACTCTGGTCCATATTAGACATAAACAAATCTGAAAAATATGGTTCCATTAACTTTGGTGCAACATGTGAACAAACATAATCAATTTCATTTATGCGCGGGAATGCGCTATCCCACAATTGGGACATTTCTTCTTCTGTCAATAGCTCGCGAGGTTCATAGGGCAAATGATGAATATATCGCCACTTTTTATCAACAGAATATCCACCAGGAATCATTAAAAAGTTAATACCTTTAATATTATATATACCACCAGTATCAGCAATATAATGAATATTAGGATATTTATCTTGTATATATGTAACTCCGCCAAAGCTATAATTATAATGCCAACCACTATTCAAGCTACCCTCGGCATTAAGTAAACGGTTATCATGGTTACCACGAAGAAGAATCCAAGTAACCGGAGTCTTCTTCATGAATTTGCGGCATTGTCCTTGTACCATCTCACCATAAAAGATACCGTTGTCACCGCAAACAATAATGACATCATCTTCTGTTGGATTTTCAATTTTAGAATATGCTAGACGATAATCACCTATGCACCCATGTGTATCACCAGTTATATAAACAGACATAATTCTCTCAATTCCAATAGATATAAACCATATTTCCATTGTTGCTTGCTTTATAACCAAAAGCGGTTAAAATAGCACACATTCTTTTAACTTCATATTCCTCACCTGCAACAACCAATTTGGTTTCAAAAAATCCCTCAGTTGCTGCTTCAAGAATAGCATTTTTAATTTCATCAGGGATATTGTCCTCAGGGCTACTAATCATTGCTGTTGTTTTAGCATTAGCCGCGGATATTAGTTTAATTGACATTCGTACTCCCTTTGTTCTTGCTTGTTTTTTCTATTCTGTTGAATAGTGCTTTCTTTTTTAGGTTTTTTGTTTTTTGTTTTACGATTGATTTTTTGAAAATTGTTTTCTTCATCATCATATTCATCATCGTAATAGTAAGAAACGTCTACCATAATTATCCTTTACTTGAAGATATAATAGTTATTGCACTTATCGTTAGTGCAAACCAAGACATTTGTATTTTCATCTCGATGCATTGGTTCACCGCACTTGTAGCAGGCATAATCCTTATACTTCTTCTTTCGTTTCTTTACTTCCTTGGTAATGCCGGCGGCTGCAAAAGCCTTCTGCATTGTAGACATACTCTGCATTTAATTCTCCAATCTTAAATAAGCATATCCATTATCTTCTGTATAATATACATCTTTAATACCTATATCTTTAATTGCGTGCATACACCCAGGACAACTTTTAGCACACCCATAGCCTAATGGTTTCCCTGGGCAAATTCTATATGTATATATTTTACACCTAGAAAAATCTACAGTTTCTTTAACTGTATAATGGATAGATTTAATACACGCTATCTCCGCATGTAGACTATGTTCTATAGCCTTAGCCGTTTTATTAAACTTCCTATATCTATTATAGTATTTTTGAACAGGTGCGGTTTTTTTACTATTATGTCCCCTACCAATAATTTTACCTTTATAGACTAACACTGAACCTAATTTAATAGACCCAAAGTCAGACTTCAAGGCTTCTTGCCTGGCCTGTTCAAAATAATAATAATCCCTTTTCCGCACCTGTTCCACTTTCCTCTACAGATTAGTCATTGTCTCCAAATAATCAGCGTTATTCAATAGGTATTGTCCTAAACCTCTAACCTCCTGGATTACACCTTCATTAGTTGAAAATCTACCACCTTCATAGAAAAGTAGAAATTCACCAATTGCTTGCTCTACTACATCAAGAACCTTAAAAGCCGTCTCCGTCATTTTACTCTCCTTTTGTTAGGACTAAATATTCGTAAAGTTTACCAGAAGTATCAAGGCAAACAGTTACTTCATCTTCCATATATAGGTTAGCATCTTCTTTACCGAAGTCTGTGTCATATACCCACCAAGAGATATAATCATTTGTATCACCAAGTGAATCTTGAAGAAGTTCAAGCACATAATCTTGAAGATGGAAATCCATTAGCATCGCACTATCATAGAAATCCCTTTTTAGAAAATTATTCGCCTGGTCAATAAGATACATCGCGGAATTTGTATCCTCAAGATATTTCATTATGTCTACAAATTTCTCTTTGCTAACCATCTTTCTTTTCCTTTCAACCTTGATAGTTTATATTATAACATACAAAATTACAATTGTCAACAAATTATTTTGACTTATCCTTAAAATTATATAATGGCTTTAAGTGCTTTACAATTTCTACAGTATCACCAATAGCAGCAATAATGTCATTTGCATCTTTATATGCGGCGGGTGCTTCATCAATTGTAGATTCAAGAACAGAAGTAGAATAAATTTCTTCCATTGACTTTTGGAAATCTTCCAATGATAATTCACTTCTAGCTTTAGTACGTGACATTAAACGCCCGGCACCATGCGGAGCTGAGCAATTATAATCATCATTACCCTTGCCGCGAACAATCAATACACCATCACGCATATTTAATGGAACTAAACCTAGTTTACCAGTAGAAGCATCAATTGCCCCCTTGCGAATAATTTTTTGACCTGTATCAACATAATTGTGAATGCAAGTAATATAGTTGTCATACTGTGGCTTCCAGCCCATTTCAGTTGCAATTTCTTCATACATAACACAATGGTTTAATTCAGACCACACCTGAACTATTTCTATATCATGTATATAATCTAGCAAATCTTGACCTTCGATAAATGCCAAGTCTTTATTTGGAAGTGCGGCAATCTGTTCATCGCGTTCTGCAATTGCTTTCTTAACATTAGCAAAAGAATTCATGCGGGCATAGAATTTTGCCTTTGCATTTGCTACATCAATAATGTCTTGACGCAATTCTTCAACATGCTCTATAGCTTTCTTCTGGTAATATTCACACACCTGTTTGCCCAGGTTACGTGACCCAGAATGAATCAGAAGATAAACTCCGTTATCATCATAGTCAAGTTCAATATAATGGTTTCCGCCACCAAGAGAACCCATAGACTTCCGCAAATGTTCATATCCATTTAAATGTTTCCAACAGGAAAGTGATTCATATGGAAAATCTTTTGAAAGCCATGATTCTTCTGAACGGCATTTGAAACCAGTAGGAATGAAATTAGATATTACAGAATCTAACTTCATCAACTCTTCTTTCGCGGGAATCTCTTTGTATGGAGTTTCGTATGCTGACACACGACATGCTATGTCTACACCTACCGTATTTGGACAAATTTTGTTCTTATACGTGATAGTAGAACCTACAACAGCACCTTTACCGCAATGAGCATCAGCCATAATTCTAATTTTAGAATCTTTATAGGCCATAGAGTTTGCAATTTCATTTATCTGGTCAATTGTCTTTTGGTCTTCACCAACCATAAAATTCTTTATATCAGCCATTATTTTTCTCCAGTAGAAGTAGAATTTATATAATTCTCAATATAACAATTATAATCTTTAATCTTTGCGGCAATTCCACAAACTAAAATTTCTTTCTCACTAATCTTTTGCCTAATCAACAACGCACAATCAGGGTTACACTTGCCATTCATTAGGGGACAATACATTAGTTTCCTTTCCTTCCTTTTTTTCTATTGTAAATATATTATACTATATAATTTGGTTTTTGTAAATATATTTTTTTATAATAATATATAAAGAATTTTTTAGCTATGCTAAAAAATTCTAATTTTCTTTTTGCTTTAGCAAAAAGAAAATTTAATATAATAATTTATATAATATAATAATTAAAAGAAATATTATAATTATAGGAAGTGTTATATAATACTTAATTGTATTACTAGTATATTTATTATTATAATCTATAATATTTATTCTTTTATTATCATTATATTCTTTATTATGTTTCATATGTATAATTCCTTTCTGTATAATAATATTATAAATATTTAATAAACATTAGTCAATATAAATTTATTTCAATAGTAATATTTTTATATATTATAGATTATTATATAGTTATTATTATATATATTAAATATATTATATTATAAATAAATTATATAATATAATAATTATCTGTCAAGTAAAATTTTTAAGAATATTTCAAAAAAACTTTTGACAGATGTAAAATTTATTGTTATAATATAGGAAAATTGAACAGCAGAAAGAGGAAATTATGTCAATTTATTTAACTGGAGATGTCCACGGAGCAATCAAAATTAGGTTTAATGAAAAATATGAACCATATACTAGTGAATTTACCGCGAACGATATTGTCTTTGCTCTTGGTGACATTGGAATTTTCTTTAATCCAAACATGGAAGATGAAACAATTATTTCAAATCTAAAATTTCTAAATTCTAAACCTTATACTATTGTTTTTATTAGGGGAAATCACGATAATGTAGATATGTGGGAAGACCTACCAGAAGTAGAAAAGTGGAATGGTAAAGTGCGGCAATGTGTATTTAATGGTGTTGTTTATGACAATATCTATTTTATTCCGCACACTACTGTTTTAGATGTCGAAGATAAACATATCCTATGTATTGGTGGGGCAGAATCTCATGACATTTGGAACTTACTAGACCCATCTCAACCTAACTATGAGGAAGAACGATGGTATTGTGAAGCTTCAGGAGAATGGTTTAGGGTAATTGGTGAAACTTGGTGGCCTAATGAAGGTATAGATACAACTAACACTCTACTGGCCTTAGAAGGACATTTGAATGACCATTTTGATATGATACTAACACATGATTTTCCAGGAATAGTGAATGAACACTGGAAACGATATGGAACTCCCGCAAGGGCCAAAAATACTAATAGTGAAGATTTCTTGGAAACACTACGCCAGAAACTAAACTTTGACTATTGGTATCATGGTCATGCACATGAAATGAGAAAATTGACTCCGGATAAACGTCTTGAATGTTTATACCTAGATTGGGTCAAGATTTAAAATTTTTCTTTACAAAAACAATTTTCTTTGATATAATATATTTATAAGAAAAAAGAGAAAGAAAGGTTCTCACTATGTATACCGGAAGCGTAAAATATGAAGCAGCTCTCAATCTTACAAGAGCTGAGCAGGAAGAGATTCTTAACGTCATGAATGACTTTGTTAATGTTTCCGCGGAAGAGCGCAAAGCATATCGTGAGAATCTTTCTCAACGTGGCATTAACGTTATGTTCAAGCACGGCAAGAATCAATTTGTAATTCCTACACTGGAAGATGAAATTCTTGAAGAGGAATATCGTTTCTCAACTCGCGATTATGATTAAGGAGATAAATGAAAGTTCAAAATAGTAATTCAGTAGACCAGTATCCTGATGATTACTCAAATCTAGAGCAAAGTCAGCAAGATGCTATTCTAACATATTTTAATACTTGGCAAAAGAAGGCTGAGAATTATTATAATAAACATGTGGAAGATGCTGAAACCGCGAGTAACTATTTAATGATTTATAATCATACATTAGACCAGTTGAGCGGTGCAAAATCTTTGCTACAACAAGTATGGGGAGTAATGGTTGAGTATAACTGGCCACGAGATAAAGGTAATTGGATTCTTGCTACAAAAGAAGACTGGCAAGAATATGAAGATTCTACAGAAGAAGAATGTACAGTTACCTCTACTACTGGTTATGATGCTTGGCCAAGTCCAAACTATAAAAATTAAAGGAAAGTGTTATGACAGATTTTAAGAAATATATTCACGTTGAAAGACTAGGTGAACTTCCGCACTTTCTTGAAGGTCATATTATTGTTACGCCAAAAGTAGATAGCACTAATGGTTCTATTTGGTATGATGGCAATGAAATTCAGTGCGGTTCTAGGAACAGAAAACTTTCTGAAGGCAAAGATAATGCCGGATTTTGGAAGTGGGTTCATAAAGAATCTCAACAGATGGCAGATATTACCTCCTTGCTTTATTCACACCCATCACTGATTATTTATGGGGAGTGGATTCCGGAAACAAAGTTCATTGGTAAGATTAAAACATATGATACTTCTGCTCTTGGCTCATTTCAAATTTTTGATATCTTTGATACAGACTCCAAGAGATATGTACCATATACTGCTCTACACCATTATGCGCCAATTAAAGATTATTTAGTTCCTGTACTTGCGGAAATTGATAATCCTACTATTGACGAACTAATGGAGATTGCGGATAATAATCATTATCTCCTAAATGATGATTGTGTAGGCGAGGGTCTGGTTCTCCGCAATGAAGAATATAGAGACAATTTTGGTAATTATCATATTGCAAAGATTGTTCTTGAAGAGTGGAAAGAACTTGCAAAAACTAAAAAAGAACGCTCAGTAGAATCAAGAATGAATTGTGAACAGTCTATTGTTGACAATTATCTTACTGAAGCTGAATTATCTAAAACCTATTGGAAGATTTGTACAAGGTTTGATACAGATAAAATTAACATTAGAGATGGTAAAATGGTTGGTATGATGCTTAATTGGTCTTACAAAGAAGCTATTATTGATGAGCTTTGGGCCATTAACAAAAAATATAAAAAACCTGTAATTGATTTTCAGGTTTTGCAAGATATAGCATTTGCCAAAATTAGAGAGTTTTTAGGATTAAAATGACAAAGATTGAAAAAGAATTAAGAAATTTTGTATATGAGTTTTATAGCTCTGAAGAATTTGCGGAAACATGTAAAGCCGATATTCAGCTAGATTTTATGGACGCCGCGAGTAAAATTTACCAGGAGTTGGGTAAGGAAGAATCTTTTGCGGAAGCAAAGAATAGGGCAACCAAACATTTCCACGACCTCTTGGAACAATATGGCATAGAGTTATAAAATTTTAATTGTCAATTTTCAATTTCTTTGGTATAATAGTTATATTATGAAGAAAGGAAAATTATGAACTACAGAGTTGGTAATTATTATTTAATTGACAATAAAGTTTATGTGTTAATTGATATTTCAGATTCTTTTGTATTTGAAAATGTGGAAGACATTTCATATTTAAAATTAAGTAAATCTGAACTATATAACATTAGGGAGTATTAGTGAGTTATCTAATTTACGGAAAAAGAGAAGAAGATAAAACATTTAAGGCTCTTGATTGGAATGGGAACAGAGTCAAGCAACTTCCGCAAGCATTTGAATTTGCGGAAAAATCTGATGCACAAGAAAGACTTGACTCTGTCATTCTTAGACCTGGAGCTAAATTTGAAATTAGAAAAGCACCTTAAAGACGCTTTCCTTTTTTATAATTATTATTAAATTCTTTACCAAGAGGACATGAATAGATGTTATCAAGTATACTCATAAAGTTGTTGTATTCTTTATTCTGATATTCTTTTGAAGTATCTATATAAAGAAATGGCATTACTTCATTAGTGTAATGATAGTATTCATCAGCTTGTTCTTGAGAAACTTGCCGGGTACAACCAGCATGTGAATCTTCCCAAGCTATCGGCGGGCCAAACTGACAACCGCAATTTTCACATTCATAACATCTTAGGTATAGATATTTATCGTCCATATACACCTCCTTAAACTTAACCATTATAACATAAAAATTTTATTTTGACAAGACCTTTTTCTTATGTTATAATATTATTTTCAGAAAGGAAATAAATGTTTGTTGAAGATAGAATTTTTAATCAGATTAACGAAGGTATCGGATACTGTGAAAAGAAATCTTTTTATGACGATGTAAAAGATACTCATGATGTTAGGGTTTCTGAGTTGTGCGGAGCTATGTATAGTATTGGTTTTAAAACTGGTGCTACCAAAATGGTTTTTATTTTTGAAGAAGATGAAGACCATGTCTACAAAATTCCATTTCTTGGAACAAAAATAAACAATAGTTTTATTATGTTTACAGAAGCAAATAACAATAATCCAATTTTAGAAAAATATTCGGCATGGGATTATTGTGAAATTGAATCTGAGGTTTATAAGTTCGCGGAAAATGAAGGATTGGGTGATATGTTTGCCGCAACCTATAAAATAGGAACTTTGGACAATGGTATTCCAGTCTATTATTCTGATAGAGTTGAAGAACTAGAAGATGATGACTATGAGTTTAAGAATTATAAAAACTCTAAAAAGTTATCTGAATATATCAACAGTGATGGTTCTGTAGATATAGATGATGATGTTATCGTTAAATTGGTTGACTGCTATGGAAAAAAGAAAGTAGAACAATTAGTAGATTTCCTAGATGAACTATGGATTGGAGATTTGCTTCCTTGGAATATTGGCAAAGACCGCAATGGTAATGTTGTAATCTTTGATTATAGTGGATATAATGAGAGGTAGTAATTATGAACGATATTACACAATATATTAGCATTGATGAATTTGAAACTAAAATTCAATTCTTTGTGCCGCAAACTAATGATGGCTATGTATACCAAGTTGTGGCTATTGGTAATATTCCAGAAACAAAAATAACATCTTCAGCTATTAACACTTTAGAAGAAGCCTTGGTTACGCGTCATAAATATTATAAAATTTTAAAAAGGGATATGAATGGTGGTTTGGTACAAGTTCTTAGATTAAATAATAATTCTAAAGAAGTTCTTTATAGTGATTATATTTAGCCTCCAGAATAAGAGCCTATAACTAGGCTCTATTTTTTTTCTTGACAAATTAAATATAGTATGCTATAATTGATTTATAATCAAAAGAAGGGAATTATAATGCTAGATTTTGAACTTAATCCATTAGAAGTTGGAAACATTTCTACTATTGGACTTTGGGAGAATATCCAGGAGGAAAGAGTAGATAAAATGATTAAATGGATTTTGCGGAATTATGGTATTAGAGTACCATCTTATCTGGTAGATGAAATGATTAAGAATTTTGAAGTGGATTATTTCAATTTGCCGCAATATCTAGTAAATAGAATTGATAATGCCTTTGAAGTATATGAAAAAGAAGAGGAGTGATATGGGAGTAGCCGCACCTTATAAATATCAAGGTCAATACAACGATACTCTATCTGAATTTAATGTTTTATTTGATAGCGAGAAAAACTCTCAAAAGAATTTAATTAACTTTATTAAAGAGTATCCAACCAAAAGAATCAACATTGAATTCAAGAATAAAATTGATTTTGATATTTTAGATAATGTTACACCTTTTGGTGAAGACATTGCTGTAAGACTAAAAGAATTAGATTTATCTATAGTAAATAAATTGCGGGATAATGGTCATAAATTTTTCTTTGACAGTAGCGTAATGCCCGCACTTAATTATCCTACTTTAGATTTTCTAATCTCTCTTGGTGTGTCAGATGTTTACCCTAGTGATGATTTAGTTTATAACCTAAAAGACCTAAAGAAAGTTTTAGATGACAATAATATTCATTCTAGGATAATTTTAAATAGCATTCCACTAACAACACCAGATAAAGGTGATAATGTGAAGTCACTAGTGTTCTTGCCAAGAGATAGTAAAAAATTACAAGAATATGTAGATGTTTTTGAATTTAATTGCGGGCCAGGATATGATTGGGCAAAATTTACAGTATTATATAATGCTTGGTTTGAAAATTATAAATGGTGGGGCGATATTAGAGAAATCAATCCAGATTTAAAATATAAAATTTCTGGCAAGAGCACACCTTCAGGCACAGATTATAAATATGTTTGCGGTCGAAAGTGTAGTCAAAGAGGAGGAACTTGCCGCAAATGCCAAGACTTAGTACTTATTGGGAATCAATTAGAAGAGAGAGGGATATATTGGGTAGAGAAATAAAATTGGACAAAATAGAATAATATATACTATACTTTTTTGATTATATAATGACTTTGCTTTTTCTCTCATTACACGACAGGAAAGAGGATTTATCCAAATGAATGATAATGTAATGAAAAAAAGTCTATCTGTTATTGTTACTTTTGTAATAGCATTTTTTACAGTATTTGTAATTACTGTATCAGCAATAGCGGAAACGACAGTAGACCAAGAGAATGTTACTAGTTTTGAATCAGTAGTTGAAGATGAAGCTAGTGACGTAGAAGAGATTGATGAAGCAACGGCCTATATGAAAAAATGGTATAGTTTGCAATCTCTAAAGCAATCAGCAGTCGGCAAAGCTGATGAAGCTATTGAATCTGATGATTATGAATTTACAGATGAACAAATTGAAGAATTAAATAGATTAGAAAAGAAAATGCGCACGGCTAGTGATGAAAAAACTTACAATAATGCTTTAGAAAGTTTTAATACTTTAGTTGCTAGTTGTGAGAAACCTGAAGAACCGGTAATTACCTATACATATTCAAACAACAGTAGCAGTAGTAATTCCACCTCTTCTGGTTCAAGTAGCTATTCAGGGTCTTCTAACAA